ATTTAAATAATATTTTTTATTATATTATTAGTAAAAAAAACTAACTCAATTTTATCTTCATGAATATAATGAAATGTTGTAATATATTTACATATTAAAGGTATTAATTTAAACTTACAATCTTCAGTTAATATATCCGTTTTTTTTATATAATTATAATAATTATCTAATATATCTAATACTGAAAAACCTGTATAATATATTTTATATAATATTTCTATTGCCTCGTTTATATTTTTATTTTTACATAAGTTAGTATAATTATCAAATAAATCAATGTGTATATCAGTTGTTAATTTCTTACATTTATATAACGTAATATCTTCATTAAATATTTTGAACTTTTCTAAATAATTAATAAGTACTCTTATCGAATTATTACTTATATTTATTATATAATCGATTGAATCATCATCAATTACTATATTTTCTTTATCACAAATATTTGTTAATATACCATGTAAAAAGTTATATGATATATTATCCATTTGAATTAGCGTTGTTCTTGACTGCAACGTATCTATTATTTTTTGTAAATTACTACATGAACTCAGAAAATGAACATTATGTTTATATTTATCAATAAAATTACGAAATACTTGTTGACTTTGATAGTTAATTATATCTATATCATCTAATACTAAAAACTTTTTCTTACCTCTTATAGAAGATGCTGTCTTACAAAATGTTTTTACTTCATTCCTATAATATGAAATACCTTGGTCTTTTAAACTACTGATACGTAAGATATTATCATTTTTATTTATTTTATCCTTACAATTATAATAGTAATTATCAATTATAAAATTTATTAATGACGTTTTCCCAGTTCCACTATCTCCTATTAATATTATATTTATATCATCTATTTCTATTAATGTTTCTATTAATTGTTTAAGTCCACTCCTCAAATTTAAATTTTCTACTTTTAAAGGTTTATATTTATGTATAAATGGTATATTCATTAAATTAATTAGTTAATAAATATTTAAGTTTATCTATTATTATATAAATAAATGAATTATAATAATTATTATGATATTCTTGAACTAGACCATACTTGTAATATGAATGATATTAAAAAATCATACAGAAAATTATCATTAAAATGGCATCCTGATAGAAATAATAATAGTAACGAATCTAATGAAATGTTCAAATTAATTACAAACGCATATAATGAACTAATTACTCAAAAAAATAATACAAATCACGATTTAATTAAAAATAATAAATCTAGTATTATAGATTTTGACAATATTAAATATAAAGATATATTTAGTATATTTGAAAATCTTTCTAATAATAAAAATATTTCTAATAATCATAAAAACGATAGTTTAAATAATATATTAAGTGATATTGTTAATATCACAAATAATATAAAGTATTCATTAAAAAACGTTGAACCTATTTTTAAAGATGTTGATATAGATATTGCTGATATTTATAACGGACATATATTACCTATTGAAATATATAGAAATGTTATAAAAAATTCTTTAAATTATCAAGAAACCGAAAAAATATATTTAAAAATACCAAAAGGCATTGATAATAAAGAAGTTATTATAATTAAGAATAAAGGTAATATTATTGATAATAATAAAGGTAATATTCATTTTATTATTAATATTATTAATAATACACCTTTCATTAGAGATGGGTTTGATATTATATATAATAAAGAAATTACATTAAAAGACGCATTATGTGGATTTACATTTGAAATAAAACATCTTAATGGCAATATATTAAAAATTAACAATCTTAATGGTAATATTATTAAACCTAATTATAAAAAAATAGTAAATAATATGGGTTTTATTAGAGATGATTATATAGGTAATTTTATTATTAATTTTTATATAATATTTCCTACTAAAATTAACAATGATACGGTTGATAAGTTTAAAGAAATATTTAATAATATTTAATAATATTTAATAATATTTAATAATATTTAATAATATATATATATATTTAATAATATTTAATAATATATATATATAATGACAAATAATAAATTTTATAGAAAAGAAAAAAATGGGTGGATATATCTATATTTAAAAGGTAATCCATATGAAATTGGATACAATAATGCTTGTTTAACGTATAAAGAATATGTTAATTCAATTAAAATGATTCAGCACATATTGCCCCATGATTATGGGTTAGAATATGATTTTGTTTGTGAATTAATCGGTAATATGTATGAAGATACTATCAAAAATAATTATAATGAATATTATCAAGAAATATTAGGTATTACTGATGGATTAAATTCAAAAGGCGTTAAATCTAATATTAATAATGTTATTATGTGGAATTGTTTTTATAGTATTGATTCAATATTATCAAATTTAGATATGGTATTTAAAGGAGATAGTAAATTGTCGATTAATTTAAAAAATAAATTTGATACTTTTTTAAAAAAACATAATTATTTTAATAATTTAAAATTCGTAAATAAAGTTAGCGATAAATGTACTGCTTTTATGGCGGTAGGTGATTATACAAAAGATGGTAAAATTGTATGCGCACATAATACGTTTGATAATTTTATTCAAGGACAAGCTTGTAATATTATTTCATATGTTAAACCTGTGAATGGTGCTGGTATTTTAATGCAAACACTTCCTTGTACTATAGCAAGCAGTACTGATTTTTACGTAAATAGTAAAGGTTTTATTTGTACTGAAACAACAATAGGAGGATTTAATAAATTTATATTAGGAGATCCCATATGTTGTCGTATTCGAAAGGCGGTTCAATACGCAGATTCGTTAGATGATTATCATGATATTTTAAAATTTAATAATGGAGGAGATTATGCTAATAGTTGGTTAATCGGAGATACCAATACAAATACTATTATGAGGATTGAATTAGGATTGCACTATATAAAAAAGGAAAAATTAACAAATGGTTATTTTATTGGATATAACGCAGCAACTGATGGTAGAATACGAAATTTAGAATGTAAAGATTCAGGATACGATGATATTAGAAGACATCAAGGTGCTAGACGTGTTAGATTAACACAATTAATGAATATACATAAAGGTAGATTGGATATAAATATTGCTAAAAAAATATTAGCAGATCATTACGACGTTTATTTAAATAAAATAAATCCTTCTTCGAGAACTTGTTGTAGTCATTATGAATTAGATAAACGCGAGTTTATGTCTTCACAAGGAAGACCTTTACCATTTCAACCTAGAGGTGCTATGGATGGTATAGTATGTGATACTAAACACGCAAAAGATATGTCTTTTATCGCACGTTGGGGAACTTCTTGTGGTACGCCTTTTATTTCTTCTGAATTTTTGGAAAAAAATAGTATATGGTCTTCACAAAAAGAATTTTTGAAAGATAGAGTTAAACAACCATGGACTTTATTTAAATCTGTATTTAATACAGATGAAACAAAACGAAATAAAAAAACTAAAAAAAAAAAGAATTCCAATGACACACGATCTAAAACTAAAAAAAATATTTAACTAAAATTGTTTTACAATTTTTATATATATATTATAGCATTATATATATAAAATTTAATTATAATTATGTTATTAACTAATCCTTTTAGTTGCTATTTTTGAAGAAGATATATATATAGAATTTTCGGTAACAACAATATATTCATTTCCGGATTTGTATATTTTAGATACAGGTGAAGTATATTCATTTTCACTCTTAACTAATAATTTTTCACCTGTTTCTCTTACTCCAATTAATACATTATTGTCAAGTGATTCAGTCCAATAATCTAACATTATTGGTTTATCATCTACTATAGATAGTTTAACACAGTGTTGTAATGTTTGATTTGATGGACAAGCATATTTTGGTTCCATTATATTTATATTTTATTTAATAAAATGTTTAAATACTTATTTATTTAAATATTTTATATTATTTTTATTTTATATTTTATATTTTATATTATTTATATTTTATATTTTATATTTTATATTCTATATAAATGTCTAATAATAATAATAATATAAATTTTTCATTAAATAATGAAAACAATTACGTTGAATTCGTTAATTATGATTCTATAAAAGTTATAGAACTTTATACTAATATTATTAATGAATTTGTAGAAAAATCTATTGAAATTAAAAATATTGATAATTATGATTTTATTTTAGTTAAAGGTGTTGAAACAATCAGTTATGTTTTTAAATTTATTATACTATATACTAAAAATTTGAAATTAACAAATCATTATTCAAGAAAATCTATATTTTATTTCATAGAATTTTTACAACAAATTAATAAGAATAAAATTGAATTCTTAAATTTAAGTTTATCAGACGCCATAGTTTTCGTATATAATAAAACAATATTTAACTTAAATAAAAAATTATCTAAAAATTATCATAATGATATTATACTTGATAATTTAGATATATTTATAGATATCCATAATGATTTTTTTTACAAAAAAAAATACAATTATAATGAACTTATTAAATTCATTAAATTAATCAAATCGTATAATATTAATAATAGTAGTGAATTACATTTTTTTCTAAATACTATTCTTGTTTTTATTAGAAAAATAGATATCGATATTGAGTTTTTAAATAACTCATTTATTAAAAAAATTAAAATATATAAATTTCAAAATATTAAAAATATTTACAAAAAATTATTAATGAATAATATTTTTTTTATAATAAAAGATTATAATAAATATACCAATTCATTATTTATATAGAAAATTGAAATTTTTTTATTAAAAAAAAGATATAGAAAAATAATTTTATTATTATAATAATGTCTTCATCAAATTCAAAAGTGAATCAGTCTATTATTAGTAAAAAATATCAGAGAAAAACTGATAAAGAACATATTTTAGATAATCCTGATTCATATACTGGAACTATGGAGCAAACTGAATATGATACATATATTACGAACGATCAAGACAATATTATATCTAAAAAAATTAACATTATCCCTGGTTTATATAAATTGTTTGATGAAGGTATTGTTAATTGCCGTGATCATTCAGTCAGAATGAAAAATGCCATTGATAATAATGAAAATAATATTATTCCTGTTACTAATATTGATATTAGTATAGATGATGATGGTGTTATTACAATGACGAATAATGGAAATGGAATTGATGTTATTAAACATCCAGAATTTGATATTTGGATACCTGAACTTATTTTTGGTCATCTTAGAACTTCAACTAATTATAATAAAAATGAAAAAAAAATAGTAGGTGGTAAAAATGGTTTTGGTTTCAAATTAGTTCTTATATGGTCTTCATGGGGTAAAATTGAAACAATCGATCATACTAGAGGTTTGAAATATATACAAGAATTCCAAAATAATCTTGATATTATTCATAAACCTAAAATTACAAAATGTAAAAAAAAACCTTATACAAAAGTTATATTTAAACCTGATTATGAAAGATTAGGTATTAATGGTTTATCTCAAGATATGATTAATTTGTTTAAAAGACGGGTATATGACATCGCTGCTGTTACATATGAAAATGTAAAGGTTTCATTAAATTCAAAAAATATTCCTATTAAAAAATTTGAACAATATGTTGATTTTTATATCGGAAATAAAAAAGAAAATACAAGAATTTATGAAAAAGCTAATGATAGATGGGAATATGTTGTATGTTTAGCACCTAAACAAGAATTCACACAAGTATCATTCGTTAATGGTATTTTCACTTGTAAAGGTGGTAAGCATATTGATTATATTTTAAATCAAATCACTAAAAAACTCATTTTATACATTAATAAAAAGAAAAAGGTTATTGTTAAAGCAAATACTATTAAAGAACAATTAATGATATTTGTACGTTGTGATATTGTTAATCCGAATTTTGATAGTCAGACAAAGGATTATATGAATACACAAATTTCAAAATTCGGCTCAACGTGTGAAGTTAGTGATAAATTTATTGATAAAATCGCTAAACTTGGGGTTATGGAATCCGCTTGTGCTCTAACTGAAATAAAAGATAAAAAAAATGAAAAAAAAACCGATGGTAATAAATCTAAAAATATTCGTGGTATTCCAAAATTAATTGATGCTAATTTTGCTGGAACAGATAAATCTAAAGATTGTACACTGATTTTATGCGAAGGTGACTCTGCAAAAGCTGGTATTGTTTCAGGATTATCAAAAGAAGATAGAAATTTTATTGGCGTTTATCCAATGAAAGGTAAAATCTTTAACGTTCGCGGCGAAACAAGAAAAAAAATATTTGAAAATAAAGAAATTACCGAAATCAAAAAAATTATGGGTCTTGAAACTGGTAAAAAATATACTAAAATTATCGTTGATAATAAACTTAGATATAGCAAAATTTTATTTATGACCGATCAAGATTTAGATGGTACACATATTAAAGGCCTTTGTATTAATATTTTTGATTCTGAATGGAAAACGTTGATTCATGTTCCTGAATTTATTGGTTTCATGAATACACCTATCATTAAAGCAAATAAAAATAAAAAACAAATCGTATTTTACAATGATGGAGAATATAACTTATGGAAAAATTCAGAAAATACAAATGGTTGGAAAATTAAATATTTTAAAGGATTAGGCACAAGCACCGGTAAAGAATTCAAAGAATATTTCAAAAATAAAAAAATTGTATATTTTAAAAGCGAAACTGAAGATATTGACCATATTGATATGGTTTTCAATAAAAAACGCGCTGATGATAGAAAAATATGGTTATCTAATTATAATAGAGATGAATACTTAGATA